GTCAACTTCGCGAGCAAATTACTATACGACACCATGCCTGAACCTACCTCATTGTGGTGCAACAGGATAGTCGAGCACGGCATGTCGTGTGAAGCGAAGGTGGTGAGCGATTAACGCAACGGACAAGCTCAAGCAGCTCAAGCAGAGGCAGCGGGAGCTGAACGCGCTGGTTCGGAAGGCCGACGCGGCGACGGGCTCCACCTACAAGGACAAGGAATCGACCCGTGTTGCAGCGTGGCAGAGGCAGCGACGCTCCGAAGAGCAGGACGTCTACCTCGCGTATCAAGAGCTGTTCGATCGCGGCCCTGCCAACCCGGAGCGACGCGCGGCGGCTGAGTGCGACTTCCTCACGTTCTGCAAGACCTACGGCGAGGCGGCGTTCTACCTGCCGTGGGCTGACTTCCACATCGCCAACGCTGTGAAACTCGAAGAGGCGATCCGCAACCGTTCGATGCACGCCTTCGCGGAGCCGCGTGGAGGCGGCAAGACGACCCGCTGCCACTGGGCTGTACTTTATGCCGTACTGAACGGCCACTCGCCGTACACGGTCTACCTCGGCCCCACACAAGACGCTGCACGGCGGCGGCTGAAAAGCCTGCGCAAGACGCTTCTGTACAACACCATGTTTCGAGAAGATTATCCGGAAGCGTGCCTGCCGATCGTACACGCGCGTGGTAAACACTCGCGGGCCCAGCACCAGCTATTCCGCGGTGAGCCATCGGGGCTGGTGCTGAGCGGGGATGCCATCGTGCTCGCATCGACCGGGCTCCCATACGCGAAGTGCGATCAGACGGTGTTGGACGTGGCGGGCATGGAAGGTGAAATCAGGGGCCGCAACTTTGAGTTGCCGAGCGGGCGGATTCAGCGGCCGACACTGTGCATCGCCGACGATCCGCAGACTCGCGGGTCGGCTCGGTCGGTTGCCGAGACGGAGTTCCGCGAGACCGTGCTAGCCGGCGACGTGCGATACATGAGCGGCCCGGACGAACCGATCGGCGTGATTGTGCCCTGCACGGTGATCTGCCGGGACGACCTGGCAGACCGGATTCTCGACCGGGAGCGTCATCCGGAATACCAGGGCGTGCGGACGAAGTTTCTGCTGACCGAGCCGACGAACAAAAAACGCTGGGATGAATACTTCGACCTGCGGCGCGGTGCCCTTGTGCAAGAGGCATCGCCGGAACATCTCGCCACGGTCTGCGGAGAGTTCTACCGGGAGCACCAAGAGGAACTCGAAGACGGCGCGTCGGTGTCGTGGGATCACCGGATGTACGATGGCGAGGTGTCCGCGATCCAGCACGCGCTGAACAGGAAGTTTGAAGACGAAGCGGCGTTCATGGCGGAGTATCAGAACGAACCGCTTGCCAAGGGCGACGATCCGGATGCTCTGACCGTGCGCGAGGTCGAGGGTAAAGTCAACGGCATGGCACGGGCGACCGTCCCGATTCGCTGCTCGGCATTGACGGCGTTCGTGGACGTGTCACAGGACGTACTCTGGTATGTGGTCTGTGCCTGGGAGCCGAACTTCACAGGCTACGTGATCGATTACGGGACATGGCCTGAGCAGGGGCGACGATACTTCACCTCGCGGGACATCCGGCCGACGCTGAAAAACAAGTCGCCGCAGAGCGCCATCGAGGGGGCGATCCGTAACGGCCTCGACAAGCTCGTGGATTCCCTGTTGTCGCGAGACTGGAAGCGAGACGACGGGGCCGACATGCAGATCACGCGCTGCTTGATCGACCAGGGCTGGAAGGATGACGTCGTATGCGACTTCTGCCGGCAAAGCCACCACCGGGCCGTCCTGATGCCGGCGAAGGGGTTCTACATCAGCCCGTTGATGCGGCCGTTCGCTGAGTACCGCAAGGAAAAGGGCGGCATGGTCGGTAACCACTGGCGGATACCAACGGCCCTCGGCAAGTTCGGTATCCCGTTCGTGCTGACCGACGCCAACTATTGGAAGTCATTCGTCGCGGCGAGATTCAAGACGTCGCTCGGTGACGCCGGTTGTCTGTCTCTATTCCAGGCGTCCGCCGCTCGTCATCGGATGTTTGCCGAGCAGGTAACCGCCGAGTGGCGGGAACGTGTCGAAGCGAAGGGATCCGGTCGCGTTGTTGACGTGTGGCAGAACCCACCCGGCCGCGACAACCACTTTTGGGACTGCCTGGTGGGGTGTGCGGTCGCGGCGTCGATGGTTGGCATCATATTTGCGACCGGCGATGTGCAGCAAAAGCCAAGGAAGAAAAGGAAGGCAACGTACTTATGAGCACAGACAAACCGGGACGGAAACCGGGATCGAGAAACAAGGAATACGTCCACGCGATTTCCTATCCGGGGCGCTGCCCCGCGTGTCAGTCGACGAACCGCAGCCCGTTCATCCCAGGCGGCACGACCACTCAAGAAATCGAGGGCAACGATCCGCAGGGCGAACCGTATGATGCGGTCGTTTGGCGCAAGTGTAAGTGCCTGGATTGTGGGCAACTTCGCACGGAGCGGAGCTACGAGCTCCGCAAAAAGAATTAGCATTCGATATTTCCGGGGTATTATGAGTCGGCCCGCTGGAGCGACAATGCGCTCGCGATGGCTGAAGAAACCACGGAAAAAAAAATCGCTCGGCTTCAACGTCTGAGGCAATCCGGTCTGCGAGAGATGACCTTTGACGGTTTGTCTCTCACACTTGATCCGGAGGCGCTCGACGATGTGCTAGTCGCACTTCAAGAGGAAGAAGACGGCACCGCTACGAAGCCGAGGGCGTCTTCCATTGACTTGTCGGGGTGGTAATGCCGCTGCTTGCCGGATTCCAGAATCAAGTGGGCCGCTTGTTCGGCTACGACGCTGTGATTGATAAGAATCGTCGCAAGCCGCCGATCGCCACCACTATGGGCGAAGAGCGCGAGCTGAACCAGGCTGACCGCAGGAAGCTCACGGGGACAACGCAAGACATCGCGGCCAACTTCGCTATCGGCGGATGGATCATTCGCAGGCACCTGGACTTCGTGAGTCAATTCGAGTTCCGTGGCCGGAACGAAGACGAAGGGCTTAACAAGGAACTTGAGGCCCTGATGAAGTGGTGGTCGCGACCTGCCAACTGCGACATCGCCGGGCGGCATCCTTTCGCGAAAATGGTGCGGCTCTATGAGGCGTGTCGGACGGTCGGCGGCGACGTCGGAATCATCAAACTCGCCACCGGGCACATGCAGGCTATCGAGAACGACCGCATTCGCAATCCGGAGAGCGATCTATCCGAGCAGCCGAACGGTACGCGATGGGCGAACGGCGTCAAGGTCAACAAATACGGCCGGGCGCTGGCGTACGGGGTTGCGAGACGGATCAACGGCGGTTCGGCATTCGAGGCGGAGAAAACCATTTCAGCCGGCCGGATGCTTCTGCACGGATTTTTTCACCGGTACGACCAGGTTCGCGGTGTGTCTCCGATCGCGGCGGCCTTGAACCCGCTGCGCGACGTCTATGAGGGGTTCGATTACGCTCTGGCAAAAGCCAAAGTTTCGCAGATGTTCGCGCTGGCCATCTACAGTCAGGACAGCGTGACGAGCGGGATGGTCCATAGTGATGAAGATGAAGATGGGAAGTACGACGTTGACCTAGGCAGGGGGCCGATCAAACTTGAACTGAAAGATGCGGATCGGGCCGAATTCCTCGAATCAAACCAGCCGTCCAGCGAGTTCCGCGAGTTTTCAAACCTGATCGTTCAGGTTGCCATGTCGTCACTCGACATCCCGTGGAATTTCTGGCAAGTCGACGCGACGAATTTCTTCGGCAGCCGGGCCGCGTGGTTGCTCTACGAGCGCGCGTGCAAGGACAAACGCGACGACAACGTTGAACTGCTTCGGAAGTTGACGATCTGGCGTACGCAATTGTGGATTCAAGACGGTTTCTTGACGTTGCCGCGAGGGATGACGCTTGCCGACATCGACTTTGAGTGGGTGCCCGTGGGGATGCCGTGGTGGAATCCGGTGCAAGAAATCACAGGCGACGTGATGGCCGTTGCCGCCGGCTTTGACTGCCCGCAGCGGATTGTGCATGACCGGGGCAAGGGCGACTTCTACGACAATGTGGACCAGACGGCGAAGGCAATGAAATACGCGGAGGCGGCTGGTGTGCCGCTGTCGTTCATCCTCAAGACGGACGACGACACGCATCCCGTAGAATCCGCTGATGAATAGTAAAGGCAAAAAAGATGCCAAGTGAATTGAAACAAGTGCCGGCGTCCGCGTGCTGCCTCGATGTGGGGCCGATGGAGTTTGTTCAGGCGGACGGCAATCGAATCAAACTGCTCGCGCGAACCGGCCAGCCGATCAATCACTGGTATTGGGGAAGGGTCGTTCATGATCTGGCCGGAATGACGCACAAGCCGCGCATCCCTCTGGATTACTTGCACGACGACGAGCAGATTGTGGGGTTCGCCAATGAATTCGATGTTTCTTCAAATGACCTGCATGTTACCGGCCAGCTCACACCGTTCACTCCAGATGATAGAGCGTCTGAGATTCTTCACAAAGGACGGGCAGGAGTGCCTTACGAAGCCTCCATCGACTTTCGTGGTGGGGGATTGCGAGTCGAGGAACTCGACGACGGAATGTCAGCCGAAGTCAACGGGTACACATTCAGTGGACCCGGAAAGATCATCCGTGAATGGCCTTTGCAGGCCATCGCTGTTTGTCCGCACGGTGCCGATGGTGGTGCGTCGACACAATTCAACGGTCAAGCCGACACGATCGGCGTAACTGTTTTTAAAAGGAGCGAAGGTATGCCGAATGTCAACGAGGAAATCCCGGAAGAGTTGGCGGAGCCGAAACCGCCGGCAGTCGAGCCGAAACCGCCGGCAGTCGAGCCGGAAGATGTGCGCAACGAACTGAATTCTCAGTTGAGGAAGTACGTCATGAGGTTCGGCGCGGAGAACGGCGCCAAGTGGTTCAGCGGAGGCAAAGACTTCGTGACCGCGTTGGATTTGCACCTCTCCGTTTTGGAAACGCAACTGGCAGCCGAGGAAGCCAAGTGTGCCGCATTGGCGGAGAAACTTGCATCCCTGGATCGCGGGGAGCAAGAGGGGGTCGAGTTTCAGGACTCGCCGACCAAAGATGAGAAACAGACAAGGGAGATGGCACTGAAGGTCGGCGACGGCCTGGCAGAGTTTGCCGGTTCCCTGAAGATTCCGAGCAAGAACTAAGAACCGAGGGGGCCGGTGTTTTTCGCCGGCTGCCAGAGGCTAAAGCCGGCTTAAGCTCCCGGTGAGAAGCCATAACCTTCGCTGCCTGTTATGGGGGCCGCGCGAGATTCGCACGGCCCCAATTTCTTTTGAAGGAGTGAAGACATGGCAATGCCGACCCTGCTAGACATCGCGAAGCATTCCGGTGTTGACGGTGTTGTGGGACTCATTGAAGAGTCAATCCAGACACACCCGGAAGTCTCCGGCCGCGTGCTCGGCCCTGGTGGTGGGACAACGATCCCGAACATGGGCGGGATACGGACCATTCGGGGGACTCAGTACAAGACGCTGATCAGAACTGAGGTTCCGACCGTGGCGTTCCGCCACGCGAACGAAGGCGTGGCGCCGACCAAGGAGAAGTATGAGAATCGGTTGATCGAGACGTTCATCCTCAACGCTCGTTGGCAGGTCGACCGCGCAGTGGCAGCCGCAAGCGAGGACGGCCCCGCGGTGCTGATGGCTTTAGCCGCTCAATCCATGCTGGAGGGCACATTCCGAACGCTCGCTAAACAGTTCTACTACGGCACCGGCACCGGCGACGCGAAAGGCCACCCCGGTTTGATTGATTCGGTCAACACGGATCAGGTCGTCGATGCGACCGGGACGACAGCGAGCACCGGATCAAGCGTGTGGGCAATCAAGTGGGGCGTCCAGGACGTCAAGTGGGTCTATGGTCAGGGCGGTGCGTTGGACGTTGAAGACCCTCGCATCGAGACGATCAACGATCCCAACGATGCCACGAAGCAGTTGACCGTTTATCTGCAAGAGCTGCTGGCCTATCCCGGCCTTCAGGTCGGCAACAAATACTGCCTCGGCCGGATCAAAAAGCTCACGGCAGACAGCGGGAAGGGTCTCACGGATGCCCTGCTCTATGCACTTCTCGAAAAATTCCCGGCTGGCGTAGTTCCCGACGTCCTAATGATGACTCGACGATCGCACCACCAGTTGCGAGCCAGTCGTACGGCGACGAACGCGACCGGAGCCCCAGCCCCGTTTCCCGGCGACTTCGAGGGGATTCCGATCGCCACCACAGACTCGCTGCTCAACACCGAGGCCCTGACGCTTTAAGGGCAGAACCAATAACAACCCTCGTGGAGAATGAACAATGGGTTACAAACGACAAGACATGGACAGCGCGGTCTGTAAGACCAAGGCGCTGCCCGCAGCCGCAGGGTCGGTGTATTCCGACGCGATCGATCTCGATCACGGAGATCGCGGCGACTTTCTCGCCGCCGTTGAACTGCTCATTACAGGTCCGGAATTGGACGCCACCGCGCTGCCGGCGACCAAGACCGTCACCTACGACGTAATCCAGCACAGCACGAGCGATCTATCAAGTGGCTCGGTATTAGCCGGGTCGGTGCTAGTGCAGACTGGAGACGACAGCGTTGGCGGTGCTGACGAAGACACTGTGCGTGTGCGGTTGCCTATCGACGTCCTGGAGTTCGTCGGCGTCAAGGCGACGACCAGCGCAGGATCCGGCGATTGCAGCGGCAGTGACTTGACCGGCCAACTCGTCTTCTAGGAGCGAGCCATGACGGAGCAAGGCAATGATCTCATCCCGATCGTACGGGCCGCATTCGAAGGACTGCTGTCTATCGGCAACGAGACGGCGATCTACTCGCGGAGCGGCTGGGACAACATCGAGATTCAGGTCATTACGCCAAAAAAGACCTTTACCGAACGCGGCATCGAGCCGACGTCCGGCGCATTCATCACGCTCGGCAAGACGCAGGTTTGGGACTTCCTCTGCTTCGCTGACGCGCTCGTCTACCGAGACGAAAAGTTCAAGCCGAAGAAGTTTGATCACGTCCTGCGAACGCTCGGAAACGAGCAATTCACTTATGAGGTCACGACAAGAGCCGGAACGAAGCAGTGGTGGTGGGCTGAGTTCACCAATCAGATCATTCGTGTTCACACCAAGATGATCGGTTTTCAGGACGCTGACTAATGGCGTGGGGTTTTGCGGACTATCTGGCAGATCAGATCAAGGACTTCTTGAACGGTCTAGCGTTCGCGGAGCCTTTCGAGGCTGAGCGTCGGCATGGACACCCCGACTGGAGTCCGGACGAAGGCGAAATTGACAACCTGCGCGTCGTCGTGATTCCCACAGCCTGCAGCCAAAAACGCATCACGCACGACGGAGAGTTTCGTGAGGAACACCAGATTCAAGTGGGGCTCGCGAAGAAGCTACTAAGCGACGATCCGGACGAATCGGACAACTACATCAAGACGGTCGAGGAAATTTCGATGGAGTTGCGACGGCATGACTTTGAGTTTCCGCCGGCCGTCTGCATCGAGGTGAATTTTGAGAAAACGTGGCCGACCTATGACAGCGAGGTCAGGGCGGAGAACAACATCTTTCTGGCCGTGATCGTGTTCACGTATCTGCGGCTGGATGAATCGTGAAAGGAGTGATCTATGAAGACTGTGAAAGCTGGTGACAAGACGTTGGTCGTGCCTGACGGTGGTGCTACCGGCGGAGGCGGTGCGACTGGTGAACCTAGCTCGCGCCCGCGAGCCAGTCGACCTCGCATACAGGCGAGCGTCGGCACATCGAAAGAACACGCAAGCGCTGTGCCTCGAGCGAACAGGCCGAAGATCAAGTCGACGGGATTCCAGAGGAAGGGGCCGGTTGCCGTGGCTAAGCCCGAACCACCGAAGCCCGAACCACCGAAGCCCGAACCACCGAAGCCCGAACCACCGAAGCCCGAACCACCGAAGCCCGAACCACCGAAGCCCGAACCACCG